GCCAGTGGGTCGACAAGCGCATGGCGAAATTCATCCCTCGGCCCGTGACGAACAAGGTCGGGGAAGGCGTCGAATCGATCCGCGCGGTCTTCGGTTCGATCGACCTCTCGGCCCTGGCCCGGCCGATCGGCGGCGACCCGAAGAACATCGCGGCCGCGGAAGTGGCCGATGCCTTTCAGCCGTTCGTGCACGAAGAACACCGGATGGAGGAAGTCCTCGAAGAGAGCGACTTCTGGCTCATCGTCACCGGCAACAGCTTCCTGCATCCGTACTGGGACAAAGATCGGAGCAACGGCACGATCGCGGTCCCGCAAGATGTCTGCCTGCGGTGCCAAGCGTCGTTCCCGCCGTCCGATCCGGCGCCGATGGTCTGCCCGGCGTGCCAGCAGCCCGGCCCGCTGATGTTGGGCGGCCCGGATCCGTCTAACCCGATCACGGCTGACGTGCCGGCCGGCTGCGGCCGCACCGATGCGATCTCTCCGCTGGAAGTCGCGATCCCGCCGATCTACCGCAACCTCAAAGACTCGCCGTTCGTGATCCGAATGCGCTTCCGCGCGAAGTCCTATTACGAAGACAAGTACGGCGAGCTTGCGAAGAAAATCCAATTCGACAATTCCCCGCGGGAACGCTCCCTGCAGTTGCTTCGCACGCTGGCGACGCAAAGCGACGTGTCCTCCATGCCGCTGACGCTCTCGGCCGGCGTCGGCCAGGAACTGCAGCAGCAGGGCAAGACGGAATTCGAGATGTGGCGACGGCCGAACGAGGAATGGCCGGACGGTCTGTTCCTGCGCGTCATCGGCGACGGACCGGGCGCGATTGTGCTGCGCGATGAGGACGAAAGCTGCCCGGGCCCGCTGCCCACGCGCGATCGAGACGACAAGCCGTACATCCCCTTCGTCCACACGAGCTACCAGACGGTCGGCGGGCGCTTGTGGGCTCGCGGGCCGATCGATCCGGTGATCCAGAAACAGGACCAGATCAATCAGCTCGACTCGCTGATCCAGTTGATCGTCACGCGCGTGGCGAATCCGATCTGGCTCGAGCCGAAGGGCGCGGAAGTCAAGTCGTTCACTGGCGAGCCGGGCCTGGTGGTGAAGTACAACCCGCTGGTGGCCGGCGGCACGGCGAAGCCCGAACGCCTCGCCGGCGAGAACATCCCGGTGACGCTGTTCTCGCTGCGCGATCAGTACCTGAAGGACTTCGAGACGTTGATGGGCACGTTCGATGTGCTGAAGGGCGCGCGGCCGCCGAACGTGCAAGCGTTCTCCGCCATGCAGTTGCTGGTCGAACGGGCACAGGCGCGGCTGGCGGCCGTCTTCAAGGAACGCGGCCGCGCGTACCGCGACTGGTTCTCGATGGCGCTTGAACTCGAACGTCAATTCGGCCCGGACGAACGCGCCTTCACGGTCTTGGGTCCGAATCGTGGCTGGACCTTTCAGCAGTTTCAGAAAGCGAATCTTGACGGCGCGATCGAGATCATCGTGGAGGACGGGTCGACGGCGCCGAAGACGAACCTCGGGCAGCGTGCGTCGATCGAGCAGGCCAACACGCTGGGGCTCATCAACCCTCAGGACGCCGAACAGCGGTACGCGATCCTCAACCGGATGGGGCTCTCGTACCTGTCGCCGTCGCTCGACTACGATGTGAAGTCGGCGCTGCAGGAGCAAGACGCCTTCGAGAAGTGGGCGCGGGACGAACAGGCGTCAAATCCCGAGCTGATCAAACAGGTCTTCTCGCTGTACCAGGGCCAGATGCAGGCGTACCAGCAGGCCCAGGCTCAGGCGGATGCGCAACAGGCGCCCGTCGCGGCCGCCGCGGCACTGACCGGGGCGCCGGCCCCGGCGCCGCCACAGCTTCAGAAGCCGCAGACTCCGGAGATCAGCCCGTTCAAGGTGAAGCCGCAGCACGACAACGCCGTGCACTTCGCTGAGCATCGGAAGTGGGGCAACGGCGACTCGGCCCGGCAGCTATTCAAGGATCGCCCGGACCTCGAGCCGATCTACTGGCTGCACCTGGCCGACCACAAGGCGGAAATGCAAGCGAACGCCGCGGAGCTGGCGCCGCCGGCTCCCGCGCCGAAGGCGGGAAGCCCGCTCGAGCGATCGAACTCGGAGAGTGGAAACCCGCACGACGTGCCGCACGGCACGCGCGAAAGTGCCCAACGGCAAGGGCCTCGGTAGACTTTAGTCTTGACAGATCAGGTATTGATCGGGCACAACAGGTGGCGTACACACGCGGAACCGACCGCGATAACAAGGGTGTGATATGACCGAACAGGAAGTCGTCGTAGGCTCTCAGGGCGAACCCGCCGGTGCCGCGCCCGCCGGCTCTGACCCAGCAGGGGCCCCAGCTCCTACACCCGCCGGCGGAGATCCCGCCGCTCCGGCTGCAGGCGCTCAGCCTGGGCAGGTTCCACCGGGGTATGTTCCAGTTTATCGCGTTCGAGAGCTGGCGGATCGGAATCGGGCCTTTGAAGCCCGGATCAAGGAACTGGAAAGCGCGGCACGACGGCCGGCGCCAGGCCCTGAGCCGGAATTCAACCCCGAGACGGAAGCGATCAAGCGGCAGTTCTTCAGCCTCTTCCCGCACGCCAAGGGTCTTTTCGCGGCGATCGAAAAGAATCCCGACATGCTGACGAAGCTGGAGGAAGCCCTGACGGTGCTACCCGGCGTTGCTGCCGACAGTGAGCAGCGGTGGGTCGCCCAAGGGGCTCAGGCGCTCAGGAGTCTGGCAACGGAAGGCGCGAAGATCGTCGGCGCCGAACTCCCGTTGAAGGCCAGGGCGTGGCACGAGGCCGCCTTCATCGCGTCTCTCGAGGCCGATCCCGAACTCCGCAGTCGCTACATGCGTGGCGACGTCGAGGCGCTCGTCCGCGAATACTGGCAGGACGTCAACACGAACATGCTCGATCCGATTCGGCGTTCCGCGGCTGTGAAGCTCCAGCAGCGGGGCGATCGGATCGCTCGCGTCCCTACTGCCGGGCCCGGAAGCGGGCCGGTGGGCAAGGGCGGAACGAAGCCGAAGTCCGAAGACGATCTGCATGATCAGGCGTGGGACGCGCTGCAAGCACAGCGGTCCTAGCTCGGAGGGCCTGTCATGGGCGCGAACGGTGGAGCCGACACTCAGGTAATCGACGGAATCCTCAAGGACTACTACGAGGATTTCATCGCGGAACAGGTCAACAACCGCAACCCCTTCAAGGATTTCTGGCGGTTCGAGGAAGTGCCCTTCGCGGGCCGCGAAGTCGTGTACACGGCGCACATCTCGCGCAACGTGTCGCCCATGTTCGTGGGTGAGGACTCCGCCTTCGCCGACGCCGGGGCCCAGGGGCACGTGCAGGTCCGCGTCGGTCAGCGCAAGCTGATGGGCCGGATCCGGATGACGTCCGAGGCCATTCAGGACTCGATGTCTTCCAAGGGTGCGTTCAAGGCGGCCCGGAAGGACGAAACGGACGGGCTGATCAAGGATCTGGCGCGCAAGGAAGAGTACGCGCTGTGCTCGGACGGGCGCGGCGTCCTGGCGCTGGTGGATGCGTCGAATCCGGACGCGGCCGCGACGATGGCGGTCGACGCGCCGGGCGGAATCGCGAACGACAATTTCGGGAACCGCTTCATCCAGAAAGGGATGTTCGTCGGGTTCGTCAACCCGACCACCGGCGCGCTGCGCGCGTCGTCGGTGCGCAAGGTGACGGCGGTGTCGACCGATGGCACCACGATCACTCTCGACTCCGACTGCGGCGCGAACGTGGCGGAGAACGACTACATCGTGCAGGCGGCGAACTCGGCCGTCACCGATGTGCTCGACACGTCGTACGAGCACGCCTTCTGGGGCATGTTGGCCCTGGTGGACGATGGCACCTACCGGAACAACTACTTCGGCGTCGACCGGAGCGTGTACGGTTCGTACCAGTCCTACGTGAAGGCGGCCACCGGCGCGCTGTCCTTCGACCTGATGCAGCAGGTCAGCGACCTGCTCGATCAGCGGTTCGGCGTCGGGATCACCGATCTGGTCATGCACCACGGGATCCGGCGCCTCTTCCTGAACATGCTCGAAACCGACCGTCGCTACACCGGCTCCGATCTCCGGAAGCCGGACGGCATGACGGCGGCGTTCAAGCAGGGCGACCTGACGATGGGCGAAGTCCCGATCCGCGTCATCCGGGACTGGCCGCTCGACATCATGGCCCTGCTGAACAAGGGCGACTCCGGCTGGGTCTGCTATCAGTCGGAACCGGGCAAGTGGGTGGATGAGGACGGCAGCGTTCTCGTGCGCCACGGGTACGGCTCGGCGGGCCGGGACGCCTTCGAGGCGTGGTATCGGATGCGCAAGCAGTACCACGTGCGTTACCCCGGATACAACGCGCGGCTGGACGGCATCACCGGCCAGTCGTTCGTCGTCGCGCGGGCCGAGTAGGCTGATCTCTCCGGGGCCGGCGACAGTCGATGGTCGCTGACCCCGCCGGTCGCCTGCCGAACGGCCCCGGAGGGTCAGAATGAGCGAGCAACAGTGGATGGGGCTGATCAAGGTGGTCAATCGGGTCAAGCGCCCGCTCTCGATCACCTGGGACGGCAAATCAATCACGGTCCCGCCGTTGGGCTCCGTGAACGTCCCGCCGATCGCGGCCGACAAGGGCCTGCAGCAGAACCGGATTCCCGGGACCGAGGATCCGTATAACGCGCGGGCCTTCAAGAGCTACCTGGGGGTTCCCGATTGGGGCACTGACTGTGAACCGATCGACAAGGAATCCACGGCTCAGGAAAGCCTCGATCGATCCTTGCTCCCGCCGGACGCGCAAAAGGTGACGGCGCTCCGGTCGGAGAAAGCACGTCCGGCGCCGCTGCCGGGGGTTATCGACGGCGGCGATGCACACTTTGACGGGCGATGAACAACTGGGTTGCGACACCGAATCCTCACGGCTTGCCCGCTCCGCCTGATTGGTGGCTGCGGGCATTGGCCGATCTACACCCGAGGATCGTGCTCTTCCCGGGGATCACCGAAAAGGTCTACCGGGTCGGAGAACGGGTGGCGGCGGCCAAGCTGTTGAAGTCAGCCGATCCCTCTGGGGAGTCGGCCCGGATGTTGACGCATGGCTGCGTGCCGGTCTGCTCGTTGGGGCCCTGGGTCCAGTGGAATCAGGATTTCTTCGAGTGGCTCGACGCACACGACACCTGGGCGCTGAAGGGGAAGGCCGAAGGCGCCGGGAACGCGGCCGCGGATCGGCTCGATGAGATCGATCGGCTGAAACAGGCGCAGCTCGATCGAGAGCAAGCGGACGGGGCGGATCAAGTCGGCTCGTCTGCCCACTTCGGCCTGTTGGCCCGCAAGGGCGAATTGGTGTTCCTGTCTGGGGATCACCGAAGATCAGGGGATTCCAGGCAACCGACTGTCCCGCCTGCGGGCGGGCCTCGGGACTAGGAGACACGCATCATGGCCCTCTCCCTCGAATCCGCGAACCTCACGAAACAGCGGGCGCGCGCCGAAACGCGCAAGCCCAAGGTCCAGGCGATCCTGAAGATGCTGTTCTCGTACCTCGCACAGCACAAGGGCAACCCGGACCTGCAGTTCACGGCGTTCGATGCGCTCACGACGACCAGCACCGTGATCGCGGACGCCGCCTGCAAGCTGTACGCGCTCTACATCAAGAAACCGAAGGGCTCGACCACGGCGGCCTGGGTCCAGGGCACCGACCACGCGAGCGTTGCGGCGACGACCGCTTCGACGTTCCGGATCGCGTTGCCCACCGACAACGAAGAACTGATCGTGTTCCCGGACGGTCTGGCGCTGGCGGCCGGGCTCGTGCTGATCACGACCACGGCGGCCGGCGGCGCGACGGGTTCTGCCACGGCTGACGCGGCCTCCGGGTTCGGCATCGTCGGCGGCGCGTAAGTTCCCCTCGGGGCGTCCGGTCCACCTGGCCGGAGCCGGGCGCCCCTCTTCTTCCTTGCGGTCAGGCGGCGGTAGCGGCCGTACAACGGCGGAGGATCCCATCATGGCGATCAAGTCAAAGAACATTCACGCGGCGGCGGAATTCGCCAAGAAGTTCTGGGCGATCGACGTCGAGCGCGCGGCGGGCACCACGGTGTCCACGCTCTCCATCGCGGCCTTGATCCTGCCCTTCGCCTGTGTGGTCGAAGCGGTCAAGGTCTACACCCGCCGGACCACCGGCGTGGCGACGGTCGACGTCCGGCAGGGCGGCACGTCGGTTCTCTCGGCGCCGGTCACGGTGCCCACGACCGCCTCTACGAGCACCTCGGGCGTGATCGCGGACGCCAGTATCGACAAGGCGGCCGTGCTCGATGTCGTCGTGACTCAGGGCAGCACCGAAGCCGTGTATGCGACGGTCATCGTGCAGTACCGGCCGTACCTCTCGTCGCCGGAACGGATCAGCGCGGGCCTGGCTGACGAATCGTAAGGGGGCAACATGTCGCAGAAGCCGCCGGCTGTGTACCACGAGCACCAACTGCTGCGATTTCAGGACTGCACCACTGACCTCCGGTTGGACGGGTCGACAGCCTCCATCTCCGTGATCCCGGCGAAAGCCGGATTCACGGTGTACGTGCGCAAGATCAGCGGGCACCTGTCCACCGCGGGCGGCGCCACGTTGACGTTCCGGGACACGGCCGGCACGCCTTCGGTGCTGGCGAACATCGCGTCCAACTCGG